GTATTTTTATCATGGAAAACTGCCTCAAACCAATATATCGGAACATTTGAATCAATATCCTTTATTGATATTTTTGCATCAAATCGTTTTTCTTTATCATATGATATTTCTATTTTATTGTCATCATCTATGAATTTTAATTTGAACATTTTTTCGTGAATATATTTTCGTTCATATTTAAGACCAAGTTCTGAACATATCAATTCTTTATTAAATTCCAAATCTTCAAAATTTAGATATTTTATTGTATTGTATTTGTCATACATATTCATATAAACTGGAAGATTGTATATCAATGACGGTATACTATAACCTATTGCCTCTCGTATAACAAGTGGACTAGTTTCTTTGTCATTTGAATTGCCTCTTGATGTAAACAAAAACAAATCCATACACGAATAAAAAGAATCAACATCACTTCTTTCGCCCCAAACTTTTACATTAGATGGACAATTTTCAAGTAAAGGTTTCCAATAATTTTGAAAATTACCGGCTTGATTCCCAATGAAATGAAATTGAATTGGATAGCCAATCATAGATTTTGCATAATCAAAAATTTCTGATTGATTTTTTCTTGGAGTAAAAAGTCCAACATTAAGAATGTGTTTTATATTTGGATCCAATCCAAGTTGTATTAAACCATCTTCTCTGTTTTGTCTTTCTTTATATTCTATATCAGATTCTATTATAGATATTGGTAATTTCAACTTTGAAAATTCTTGTCTTTGATATTCTGAAATCAAAGCAAACTTATCAGGAAAAAATTCTTTACTAGATGCCTTAAATGATGAATCATGTGAAGTTTCAATTATTACATATTTTCTGTCAATATCATACAATTTAATAGTATCATTGTAATCCATAAACAATTCTGGAATTTCTTGTAAATGTATTATGTCTGGTTTAATGTTATCTATGATTGGTTGTAATTCAATATCCCCATTTTTCAAAGAATAAAATTTATCACCTAAAAGGTTTACAATTTGTTTTCTTTGAACAACAAAAATATCGGCTATCATTCTGTATTCTATACAATAAACATCAATATCATTCATTATCTTTTTTATTAGTGATAGTGTATATTGGGGTAAACCACCAGTTGAAAGATGTGGCACAATAAACAAAACTTTTTTCACAAAACACCTTTATCGAAACTTAAAATTTATAGACCAAACTGTGATTTATCAACATTGTAATTTTGCAGAACTTCTGCAGCCGTTAAACTTCTATTGTAACAATACACTTTTGAAATCCTACCGTTTAGTAGATTTCCACCACCAAAAGTAGCGATGTTAGTTGAACTATCACCACTATGAGCGGTTTTATTCGCAGTATATGTGCTATCTTGCACACCGTTAATGTATAGTGTCATCCCATCTGTTGTATTGAATGTTAAAGTAACATTATACCAAATGTTAAGACTAATTGTGCCCGTGGATGGATATGCAATGTAATTAGGCCAATTTGCATGACCAGAGTATATTTTATTACTACTATACATATACATAAAATGTCCGCCAGTATCACTACTTACAAGGTTATTATCGGCATATCCATTTAGATAAAACCAAACAGATTTAGTGTATGTAGTTTGTGTTAGAACATCACCATTACTAGTACCAAATTGGTTTGAACCATTGAATGTGAAATATGATGGTGTTCCTGATATAAAAGTTGGTGAGTTTGCCAGTGTAACGCTTTGTTCAGATCCTGCCAAATCATACCAAGTATCACCACTACCGTTATATGAAGACACATTACTAGCATCTAATCTTAATGTTAATCCATCCATTACTAATTGTTCTGAAATTTCAGTTGTTTTGGTTAAATTAAATGAACCAACACCACCGGTATTGGAAATAGTTAAACCACCATTACCACCAGTATTGATAATTTTCAAACTCATTTTAGATATAACTGTTGAAGTTTGTAAACCAGATCATATACAACTTGAACTTCTTTGCCCTTAAATGTGCAATCAGATACTAATTTCAATAAAAACTCCAACTCCTCCTTGGAAAAAGGAGGAATTGGAGGTATCGGACTATTTTCATTATTTTCTTTTTTAACTAAACCCATGATAAAACCTATTATTTTTTTCATAACAAATATACAAAATTTTAAGAATATATCCAAATTTCACCGTTATTTGTATTTACAAAAACGGTTCCAAATCCATTGGAAGCACCACCGTAAACAGGATCAGCAGATGGATTTGCAGTTCCGTCTTGAACTACACCCATGTAAGCATCTTTGGTGATTGATGTTATATTTGCAATGTCTGCATTGTTTTGAAGTGCCCATCTGTCAGCACTTGCATCAACTGCAAGAGCATACGCTGTTGTTGCACTCTGTTGAACTAAAATACCACCATCGGTGTTAGTATCTGAACCAGATGCAAAAAGAGCAAATTTATCTTCGATAGTAATGTTTGTAGTATCAACAGTTGTTGTTGTACCATTTACAACCAAATCACCGGTAACAACAAGTTTGTTATTTACTGTAACGGTTGATGTACCGGCTTTACCAAGATTAACTGCCGTAGCATCAGCAGTACCAATGTTTACAGTTGATGCCTGTGTTGTTGCAACATTGAACGTTGCTGCAGTTGTTGTAATATCACCACCATTTACAGCAATATCACTCGTCAGAGTTAAATTAGCAAATTGAGGACTATCACCTGTTTCTAATCCTAAATCAACTACTTGAGCAACACCATTTGTTGTAAGCGTCACACTACCTTGACCGCCCGTTGTTAATGATGAACCACTAACTGTTCCAGCAGGAAGTGCAGAAACAACACCACTTGTGAATGTTGTTGATGCAGTATTAAGTGTAATGTTTGGTGTACTACCCTCACCACTTGTTGCACTTGATACAATAGCACCAGATCCGGAAACAGTAGCAACATAGTTACCAGTTGTGTCAGTTCCGAGAACAACTGAATCAGGTTGTATACTAGCAACACCGGTTGATGCATTGATAAGAATATCACCACTTACACCAGCATAAGATGATGAATTAAAAAATGTTTGCAATGAACCAGAATTAACCGAAAGACTGTCTGTTGCTTCTACGGATAAACCACTACCTGCAAGGTCTGTTAAAAGATTTCCATAGGTTGTAAATGAATTACTACCATTACTTGTGAAAAATTTATCACTTGATGATAAATTTGTAATTTCATTAGTTGGAAATGTTGCAGTTGCAGTTACATTTGTTAATTGACTACCATCACCTGCAAATGAACCAGAAAAAGAACCCGATAGTCTGGTATCTGCTGAAGTTGGTTGAATTTGTTGGTTAGTACCGACTAATACTCCAACCGAAGCACTCACCGATGCGAGTTCGGCTACACTACCCGATACTATAAGTTTTTTCCACGTTGCCATTTAATTCTCCAAAATTGAGTTGTTTATATGAATAAATATAGATTACTTCCCGAAATTACTAAACTACCGGTTGAATCCAATGCTGGTAACTGATTTATACTTGGTAGTACAAATCTACCTTCAACATTTAGACTACCACTCATGTAAGCAGATCCGGTAAATACTAATAAGTCACCACTTAAAGTGGTATCACCATTTATAGTTGCACTTCCAGTTACAACAACTGATCCAGTAAACTGATGTGTGTCATCTAAAGTATCGCCAAACTTACTGGATCCAGATACAAGTATTGTCTGATAATTAACTACCGATGAAGATACTACATAAGTTCTTGCAGTTATAGTTCCACCAACTAAAAGATTTCCGTCAAAATTTGCATTAGTTGCATACAGAGTGCTAAATCTTGGTGAATCGTTTTCCCCTAAACCCAATACACTTCTTTGACCAGAACCAGATACAATGTTTGTTCCAAATAAATGTGAAAGGGTTTGAGTTGAAGAAGATACTATACCACTTGGTTTACTTAAAATGTTATCCCAATATACACTACCACTCAATTCACCATCGGTAACAAATCCTAAATCTTGAATTTGTTGAGATGATGATATTACACCAGAAAATGTACCACTAAAAAGTGGAGCAGTTATTGTTCCTTGTGATGATAATGAACCACTTAAAAATAATGAACCAGTAAATTGGTGTGTATCATCTATGGTATCACCAAATTGAGTTGAACCGGATGCCTTTATTGACTGTATATCAACAATAGATGACGATACTACATAAGTTCTAGCAGTTAGTGTTCCATCTATAAAAGCATTACCATCTATTGTTAAGTTGCTACCAGATATGTTACCGAAAACAACATTGTCTGTTGTTCCCAATCCAATAGAACTTCTTTGATTGGATGAAGATATTATTCCAGTTCCACCCAATACTTGAACCGAACTAGATACAATACCACTTGGCTTATTTACAATGTTATTCCAATCGGAAGAAGTAATGAATCCAAAATTCTGTATCTGTTGTGATGATGATATAGTTCCCGCAGCAACAAGATTGGTAAGACCACTACCATCACCAACAAATGTCCCATATACTGATCCAGATACATAAACTGAACCTGTGAATTGATGTGTGTCTAATATATCGTTACCGAATATATTTGATCCACTACTAAATGATTGGGTTACATTTATCACCGATGACGATATTATCAACTGCCTCGCAGTTAAATCACCAGTCAGAGTAAGGTTGTTAAATGTTGGTGAGTCTGTGATTGCAAGTCCTAATACACCCCTTTGTGCAGATCCTGATATTATGTTTGTTCCAGACAAATGTGAAAGTGTCTGTGTAGAAGATGATACTGTTCCCGATGGCATTGACGCCGCAGAAAGATTTGTTAATTGCGAACCATCCCCTTTGAAATAATAAGCGTCTACGGTTCCAGATACGGCCAATAATGTAACAAGAGATCCAGTTCCATCAAGAAGTGTTGAATCATCAACAGGATCGGTTTGAAGCAATCTATAATAGGATTCAGAAACAAATAGATTGGTTAAGTCTCTTTGTGTACTTGGCAATTATTCTCTCTCATTAGATAGAATTAAATACGATAATTCTACTATAAATATGGAAAAGATTTTTTATGACATAATAATTACAGTATGTTGTAAGATTGTTGGAATTGCAGCAAATACAAGAATAACATCATTATTAGTATCAGCTTCTGCAGTATACAGTTGATTATTATTTGTTGCTGCATTTGGAGCAAATAGTTGGTCTGATGCATTTTCTCTGATGAATACCATTACATTTTTAGTTCCAAGATTGTGAGTAAAAGTAAAAGTATTATTAAGTCCGTCCCCGAATGAAGATGTGTATTTACCAACACTTGTTCCACTCGTTCCGGCTGTTCCATTATTTCCACTCGTTCCACTTGTTCCGTATGTTTGTCCAGAAGTTCCAGATGAACCATTTTCTCCGGATGTTCCTGATGATCCAGCTGCACCGTTTATTCCAGAAGTTCCAGATGTTCCAGATGAACCAGTATTTCCGGATGTTCCTGAAGATCCAGCATCTCCATTTATTCCAGAAGTTCCAGATGTACCAGATGTACCAGACGTACCAGAAGTTCCAGATGTACCAGATGTTCCACTTGTACCTGTTGTTCCAGATGTTCCGGAGGTTCCTGACGATCCATTTTGTCCGGATGTTCCAGACGTACCCGAACTACCAGCTATTGATGATAATGAAATTTTCCATATACTATATGTTCCACTACCTTCTACATCACTAACATTTATTATTAACTCTCCAGTTCCGGTGGTATATGATGTAATTACCCCATACATTTTATTAGAAATATCATATACAATAACAACATCTTGACCAGTGATATAAGCAAGATTAGTTTCAACTGTAAATGTTTTAGATCCAGTTCCTATTGAATTTGAGGTTGTTGATGATGTTGAATATCTATCTCCACTTGCACCAGAAGTTCCAGATGTTCCAGATGAACCAGTATTTCCAGATGTACCAGAAGTTCCAGATGTACCAGATATTCCAGATGTTCCAGATGAACCAGTATTTCCAGATGTTCCAGATGAACCAGTATTTCCAGATGTTCCAGATGAACCAGTATTTCCAGATGTTCCAGATGTTCCATATGTCTCTCCACTGGTTCCAGCACTTCCGGACGAACCGTTTTGTCCAGATGTTCCAGCAGTTCCACTTGTACCTGCAGTTCCAGATGTTCCAGATGTTCCAGAATTTCCAGATGTTCCAGATGTTCCGTCTGCTCCATCATCTCCAGATAGACCGATTTTCCAAACTGCATATGTTCCACTACCAAATACAGATGTAACGTTGATAATCAATTCACCAGTTCCTGATGTATACGAAGTTACAACACCTGACATATAGTTGGTTAAATCGTAGGCCGCAATTATAGATTGTGCAGTAATAAAAGCTAGACCTGTATCTACTGTAAATGTTTTTGTTCCTGTTCCTATTGAATTTGAAGTAGTAGAAGTTGTTGAATACTTATCACCATTTGCACCAGATGTTCCAGATGTTCCGGCTGTTCCGGTTGCACCATTAGTTCCGCTTGTTCCACTGGTTCCATATGTTTGTCCAGATGTTCCAGATGTTCCACCAGATCCAGTTGCACCAGATGTACCAGTAGCACCATTTGCACCAGATGTTCCAGATGAACCATTGTTACCAGATGTTCCAGATGTTCCGTTAGTTCCAGCACTTCCTCCTCCGCCGCCGCCTGTTCCTCCATTGATTACAGCATTTTGTATAGTTACCTGACACCCATCCCATTTAATATATGATTCACCACAAGTTCCATTACTACAACCACCACCTCCAGAAGTTCCACCACTGCCAAAAATTGGATTATATGATCCACTCCAACCCAAAAGAAATTCAGAACTTGAACCTAATATGTATAAATCAAAACTAGACGGTGTTGATCCAAAATTAAATGTTGAACCACATTCATTTATCATATTTATACTATTTTGTGAAAATGTTCCTGGATTCAAATTATATGGATTTCCGGTTGTTAATCCCCAACCAAAACTTGATGAATTATTTGGATTATTTATAGCATTTTGAATGCCTTGATATTGGTATGGGTTTATTGCCGAACCAGATGTTGTTTGTCCAACACCTTGTTGAAAATTTGCATAAAGTTGCATACCACTTGAAGTTGTTTGGGATAAAAATGCAGATCCTGTTATCATATTATCATCACCATATATGTAATGATTACCACCAACAAAAAATACATCTTCACTTACCGTTTCAACATTTGATTCCCGTAAAGTATCATTGAAATACTGAAATTTTATATCCAAATGTTCTAATTTATGATTTTGTTCTATCGGAACATAAAGTTTTGTTCTCTTTGGGGTAAATCCAGATTCAACAAGTTCTGTTACTTTTATATTTTGTAAAACAACACCTGGGTTGGTTACAAACGCAAGATTTCCATAACCATTATTATCAACTACTATTGGAATTTTTTCCTTAAAACTGATTTCTTTGGTGGAAGGAACTGATACAGTTTTCAAAAATTTTCCATGTTCACTATCCGGTACGAAAGAACTTCCAGAGATATAAACATTCAAAGACGGTTGTCTTTTATCGAATCTGCTAAAATATGTGAATCCATCAAAAGACAATTCGTAAACAGTATCTTTGTAATAGTATGTTTGAACATCAGTTGATTGTGATATTTTTATAGCACCGATTTGATTTGTTATTTCTTCTCCAGGATTAAGAAAAACATCTATACCTGTAAATTTTGGTGAATTAAACAAACTTGCAGTTGGATCAACTGTTACATTTATAGGAGTTACATCCCAATAATTTACAGAAGATATTATGCGTGTTGTGTTTGTTCCAGCACTTTTATACGGAATACTATATGAAAATTTTCCAATTTCGGTATCAATATCAATAGAATTTTCATCTACTAATATATTTTTAGTTTCTATTTTTCCATCATAAATAGTTTTGAAATCGGCAGAAGGATCTTGTTTGCTCTTTGCCAATACTTTTATACGAGTAACTTCACCAACTGTTGGATCTATTTCATTTAATTCTATTTTTGCATAATTTTTAACATTTTGGGTAATGTTTTTAGCAGAAGGAGATTGATTATATGACAAAGTGAAACTTTGATTTTCAGCATAAAGTATATCAGTATTCTGACCATCATTTCCTATCACTCTCAATCTATCATTTAATGTAATTACCTTTCTATCAACAAAAGATATAGACGATGTGTAGGATAGAGATTGAGTTTGATAGCCGATTATTGGTTGAATTATAGGGGATAATGTTGAAGTAGTTATTTCACCATTCAAATAACTTGATTCAAATGTTTGACCAGTAGATATTATCTTTGGTGTTCCGTTATCTAATTCATATCTACCAAAAATTGATGTTGTTGTTTTTTTATTTTGAGTTGTAAATTTGTCTTCTACCAGAGAATACTTACGCTCTGTTATATTTACATTTGGAGTTTTTTCAAAAAGAATATCATTATCATTTGGTTTGAACTTATCCAATGTAATGTTGTAAACAAATTTTATATTATTTTGGTTTACATCATTTGGTGTTAATCTGTTTAATGCTAAATCAACATTTGACGTTCCAACAAAAGTTATTGTAGATGGACCGAGAGCAGCGGATGAGTAAACATAAACAGCAATTATCTGTGTTCCATCATTTTCTTCAGCAGTTGTTACATGACTAAATATACTATAACCGTTTCTATCAAGAACTTCAATGTATATTGGATAATTTTGTGAAAGATTATTGAAATTTGGTTTTATTTTGAAACCATTTTTTCCGGCAGAAAAATAACTTGGAATAGATGTTATATTAAAAAAGTTAGTAGATAACGGTGAGGTATCTAGAAACCGTGTATTAGTATTTAATAAATCCCGTTTAAGTCTTTTATATTCTACCATCCTAGCTCTCTATTTTAGAAAATCCGTTTTCCTTTTTAATTTCAATATGATTATCTACCATATCACGAACACTGTCTATGTGTGATATAAGTATAACAAACTCGAATTGTGTTTTCAAATACTCCATGAACAGAGAGAAGTTTGCCATTATTGTTGGATCCATGACACCCAATCCCTCGTCTATGGCAATAAAGTTTGGTCTTGGTAAAGACGAAACTTGGATCAATGCTGTTCTGATTGCAAGTGATGAAATAAATTTTTCCATTCCACTTGACAATTCTAAATTCCAAAAACGGTCATTGTCATAAACTATGTAAGTGTTTATACTCTTGCCATCCGTATCGAAAAGAACTTGAAAATCAACAATGTTTGCCAATATATTATTCGTTTCTTCTTGAATGTTTGGCAAAGCATTACTAATCAATTCATACGGAACACCGTTTCTATTTACCGCCTTCAAATAATAATCATATGCCTCATATTCGTTTTCAAGGTCTTTCAACTTTTGAATTGAAACTTCACATTCGTTTATTATTTTTTCACTAACCTTTACATTTCCACTATATTCTAAAATGTTTTCATCAATCTCTTTTAATTCAATCTTCAAACTTCTATGTTTTTCCATTTCCAATTCAGCAATTTCTAATTGAATTTTTGCATTTTGATTTATAGTATCTTCATTCTCTTTTAATTTTTCAATTTGACTATCAACCGATGATAGTTCTTCACCAATCTTTGATAGTTCTTCTTTTACAGAAAATATACTCTTTTCTATTGAGTAAATTTGTTTTTCATATTTGAAAGCACTATTTTCAAGACTGTGTAATTTTTCTAACTCTGCATATACAGATGAACTTTTTGAAAATTCTCCTTCGAGATGTTTTATCTCAAATATCAATTCATCACGATCTTGTTCATATCCCCAAATAAGAGATTTTGCCTTTTCTGCATCCTTTACAAATACGTTATTTACACAGAATTGACAATTAGGATCATACTCATGGTCTTTCAAATTATCAATTTTATCTTGACAATGTTGGACTTTCAACTTCACACTTCTCAAATCAGCTTCAAATTGTGTAAGTTTGTTTCTAACATCATCAACTATTTCTTTATTCTTCATAAGAGTTTCTTTGTCAAACTCTTTTGATAAACCATTGTATTTGTCATATGATGAGTTTGCATCGGATAATTCACCTTCTAATACAGTTAATTCCTTTGCCAAATCAGTCATCTTTCTATCTAATAAATATCTCTTATCTAATAATGATTGGACAGATTTTGAAGAAAATTTTTCATCAGTAGGGATAAGTTTCTTGTTTAATTCGGATATTTCTTCTGTTAATTTTTCTATTTTCTTTTCGATATACCCTTTCTGGTCTACCGTTTCTTCTAACAAAACGGTATTTGATTGATGAATACCATTCGCATCGGCAAGTTTGGTTGAGTAATCATGTTTCTTAAATTCCTTTACCAATGCCTGCAATCCCTTTACTTCATCAGTTGCAATAGTATTTAGTTCTTCAAATAAATTTAAGTCAAAGAATTGTGCCAATAAATCCTTTCTATCCTTTTGCGCCTTATCAACAAAGTTTGTATTATTACCCTGCAATGACATTGCAGTTAGAACAAAATCATCGTATGTTCCAATGTATTTTCTGATTGCATAATTTGTTGTATCTCTGTCCTCACCGTTCAAAGAAATCAAATCACCATTTTCTTCATACCAAAAATCTACATTTACTTTTACATTTCCTTTCTTTTCTTTTGTTGCAACTCTCTTAATGTAATAATTTTTATCACCAATCATAAAATGTAATTTACATTGGAAGTTTTCTTTCTTATTGTTAAGAACTTGTGCAGCCTTAAATGTTCTGGAACACTTATCGAATAGACAGAACATGATAGCATCTAGCAATGAGGACTTACCACTAGCATTAGGTGCAAACAAGCCATACACACCATTCATATTTGAAAAATCAATACGATTTCCTTTGCCATAAGAAAACATATTATCAAATTCAAATGATATTGGCGTCCATACAAGATTACGAACAACATCACTCTCTGATATTTTTGTGTTTACATTACGATTTATATTTCTTATCTTTTCAAGTATTTCATCTGATACTGAAAACTTATCACTTACATAGTCCGTAATCAATTTGTTTTGATATTCAACATCACGAATTTTACCGATTGGATTTACTTTTGTTTGTATATTACCATTGCTAGAGCCAACAAGATGTTGTGTTCTGATGTCTATAACATTTGTCATAGATTTCAATTCTGTCATTATCTGATTAACTTCTGAATGTGGTGTGTTTGTTATTCTCAAACGAATAGAATTGTATTTGGTAAACTTTGTTGGTAATTTTTTTATCTTACCATTTTCAACATCAATAGTATGGTATGACCAATCATTTTCAATTTCAATAAACTTTGATTTCTTGTTTTTAATGTCCCATTCAATTATTCCATGAGTTAATCCTTCACCGTAATTTTGTTGAATGAGTGAACCTGCATAAGCAAACTTTCCATCCACATCAAGATATTGAAACTTGTGTATATCACCGAATAAACCATAATCAAATCCGTCAAACATTTCAACCTTTACTTGATTATGTTTCATAAGAACACCGGCATCAGTTGCAGCTCTATCAACAGGACCATGATATAAAACTATTTTAGTTTTGCTACCACTATTAACATCTTTTGCCAAAATGAAATTTTCAGGATTCTCATAAACAGAGTTTACAACGAAATCAACATTTTCAAGTTCATACACACCAGTTTCTTTCAGATAAAAAAGATTATTGAAGTCATCGTTAATAAGAGAAACTATCGGTGAAAGTGCATCCATCCTACTCATGTTGTTCAAGTTACAGTCGTGATTACCTGCAATCAAAATCGTTGGAGCAATTCTTGAAAGTGTATCAAGAAATTCAGTTACCATTGCAACCAATTCAGGTGTCATATCTGTTTTTGCATGAACAATATCACCTGCAAGATAGATTATTGTATTTTTGTTTTCTTCAACTTTTTTTCTACAAACATCATATACTTTTTGGAATACACTACGATATTCCTCGTGTCTTTTAAGATTACGAATATGAACATCTGCAATATGAATAATTGTATCTACTTTAGCAAGTGATCCAACCCACAATGTTTCTTTACGCATATAATATCCTCTGTTTAATTATGTCATAACTGTCTGTGGGTTTTGTTTCTTGTTTAACACCAACAAAATCTTTGAAACCCATTTCATTTATATCCTTTTGTTCCATCTTGACCATTGATACTTCGATACCTTCACATAGTAGTTTAGATGAAATTTTTATTGCATCATTCATTGCATCATTATCAAGTGCAACAATTACTTTTGGTGGTTTACGTAATAATATCTTTTCCATAAGTCTTGGTTGAATTATTTTGCCAAATAGTGGAATTGCATTGTATCTGGCAGTAATAGCATCAAATACACCCTCAACGAGTGTAATAGGTTCTTCCCAATTTATGAAACTTTCAAACCCAATAACATCTTTACTCCATTTTGGATTTTTATATTTCAATACATCTTCTTCAAATATAGAACGAGAAACAAAAAAGTTTAGATTGAAATTATCATCGTAAGATGGAACAATAATTCTGCCGGAATAATTTCCACTCGGACAATAACCAATACCATATCTCAAAATATCTGTTCTACCAATTCCTCTTGATTTCAAATAATTCAATGCTTGTTTCATCTGCATTTTTATCTGAATATCTTTTATCTTTGGAAACTGATATAAACTGATAAATTCTTTTGGTAAAGTCAGTTGTTCTTGTTCTACTTTTTTATTCTGAATGTATAGGTTTTTTGTTTTGAGAATTTTATTGAGGTCTTCTTGAAATTGTCTACCGACTTTTAATTTCTTGAAAAGTGAAACAATACTTCTACCTTTAGCATTACTAACCCAACAATGCCATGGGTTTTCTGAATTGTTGTTTACTGATAAATCTATTTCAAGTTTTGGTTTGTAATGACTGATGAATGGTGAGAAGAAAGAATAATTGTTGCCAGATGTTCGTCTACCTTTACCGAGAACTTTTTCTACAAGAGATAACAAATCGTAGTTAATCATAAAACGCACTTTATGTAAAATAATAATTGTCACAAATATAGTAAAAATTTGTGACAATTACAAGCATTTTATTACTTAAATATATCTTTTCCTACCATCCAACCACTTTTAATCTGTTTAACTTGAAATCCCATTTTTGATGCAATCCTAGGTGCTATTAGTGAATGGAGTTCCCTTGATACCGGACGATTAGATGATTGAAAATATACATATTCTACTCTATCTGCTTTAAGTTTAGCAGAAAGAATATCTACAAACATATTTGAAACTTTTGATAGTGTAGATGAATCCAATTTTCCACGCCCCTTTGTTTTTGTATCATAACATAGACATATGTAACCATAATCATCAAATTTGGATTCAGATGTTTTATCTTTCCATAAAGTATCAAGTAATTGTTTGTCTGCAGGTGTAATATAGTCTAATGGGATATTTCCAATCTTTATTCTAAAATTTTTGCCATCTGGACCAAGAAATAATCCGTTGAAGCCGTCTACCATTGGATCGGTTTCCCATTTTATTTCTCCTTCTACGGCTTCTGTTAATATGTCTTTAAGCTTCAACATATTTTTTTCTCTCACTTTAATTTAGAAAAATCATTTCAGTTTACAATAAATATACATTTATTTTTTTTTACAAATCCAAACATTCATCTAACCATTCTCTAGGTATTTCTTTTTTCGCCCATAACCAACCCTTCTTGTCACAGTATTGAGCATAGGTTGTTTTACTTCCTTTGTATAGTTTTGCATTAGGATTTTGGAATACAAAACGAATATCTATTTGGGGATATTGTTCAAATAGTAAATCGAATTTTAGTCTGTCTGTCTTTACCCATCTACCTTTTGTTTCAACATACATCTTTTGACCAGATTGTTTTGTTAGAACAAAATCTGGCGTATAATTGTGTTTAGTTTCTGGTTGTATGTAAGATATTTTTTCAGTTTCATAACTAAATGATTTTTTACTTTCTTTCAACAAATCATTTACGGTATCTTCTAATCCACTACGAAACCCATGTTTTATTGCAACTTGATTTCTACGCATTACATATCAAACCTTATGATGACATTCATATCAACATCGTCTCTTTTTTCTATTGGATTTGCTAATTTAGCAATGACAAGCAAATTATCACTATCATCATATAAACCAATAGATGTTATGTATGGATTAAAATATGAAGATGTTACATAATTTTCAATTTCATTTGATCGTGTAGATGCCTCATCTACACGAATCGATGGATTTTGTGTAAAATTAAATTCTTTTCTTCTTATTTTACAAATAATTTCGTATTCATAAAAAGTAGTAGTTGAACGAAATTGTCCTCTAAACCCATTAGTTATTCCATCGTAATCAAAATTTCCACTTGAACCCAAAAATGCATTAGCATACTTTGGTCTTGGATCAGAAATGACAGCAAATCCAGTATTGTAAAAAACATTACCAACACGAGATGTTTGATAAGCATAACCAGTTTCTAGAGAATTATCTGCCAAATATGGAATTTGTTCATCGGAAATTGCAGAATTATACACTCTGATTTCATCTAAACTTCCGTAAAAAAGACTTGATGTGTTTGTGCTACCGCCTATAAAAAATACATTTTCATTACCAACATTATCATTCATATTATCAATAACTTCACTATTGAGTTGTCCATCTAACCATATTTGATATTTGCTTCCGGATTTTTGACACAAGACATGATACCAAGTATCACTTGATAAAACGCTAGATGTTACTTCAATCATTTTGGTTATAGAACCCTGTCTAAATGATAATCTTCCATTATTAGTTGATAAGTGATTGTTATATGATATATCAAATGGATATTGACTTGATTCTTTTTCAACTTCCTCGTAAGTATGTTGCAATGTTGTTTCATTCACATTGTATACTTTTTTTACTAAATTTTTGTTGAAAAGATAATTTTTACCGTTTATTCCATCGGGTTGATTACTGTCTTTTTTCATCCAAAAACTAAAAGCAAAATTATTATTTTTATTAAAATTAAAATCTAATTTTGGATCAACTCTAAAATAAGAACCACTAATACGAGCAGCAACTCCAGTTGGAGTATTTGTTGAATTTAATACTATACCAGGAGTATATGTTATATTTTTTTTATTGTAAACATTTATTGTATTACGATGTGGTGTCATGTCTAATACAAAATCCAATTTATTATTTGACATATTGTATTCACGATATTTTTCGTTAAATCCAACATACATCATACAATTACCAGCATTTACTATCTTTGTTTCATCGAAAGATGTGTCTCTTAAATTACCAAATCCATCATCAACTAATGTATATTCGTAAGAAGAAGCCGAATTGTAGTTTACTAAACTAACTGATTTCTTTTTTATACCCTCACCAAATACACCAACTGGAATTACAAATAAAGATGCGGATTCTGCCATATATGTTATCTGACTATCATCCGTTAAAAAAGTTGGTTGTTTTATATTATCATATTCTGTATAGTAATTATGATCCAAATAATACCATAAAATTTTTGGATCTAAACTTTGTGTTGTAAAAATTCTTTCATATAAAGAAGACGATATATTTGCAACATTACCAAAATACTTGTGATTTTCAGGATAGAACGCACGATATACTTGTATTCCAAATTTTTGATAATGTTCTACTTCCGGATGAATAGATGATATTTTCCATAATTTATTAACTTCAAATGGGCGTATTGTAAAATCGCCAGCTTTTAACCGTTTATGTGTAAAAGTTAAATTACTATTTTGACCTTGAAATGACATATCAGTTTAACCTTAATTTTACTTGAATAACGTGTTCTTCATTTGGTTTTTTCAATAATGGTTTTGGTAATTTACCAACTGCAATCAATTCACGATCATCGTTATACAAACCAACGGATGTAATGTATGAGATAGGACTGTCCATAAATTGTTTATGTCTAAATTCACCATAACTACCAGATAAATATGTATAATTGTTGCTATAATTAAATTCGTATTCTCGCAATCTACAAAAGTATGTTTGTGTTTTTACTTCTTCGGATGCTCTAGCATACCAAGATCCTGTTATAGGTCTATTTGTTGTTGTGTTACACGATGCACTAATTGACATGAAAAATTTTCTTATGTTGTCACCGTCAAAAGAACCGGTAACTGTATTCAATGAGCAAGATTGATCTAAAACTGCACCGTCTAATACAATTATGCCTTTTCTAGGAAAAAATATACCCCAAGCATCATCTTCTTTATTACCATAAATACCATCATTTAATGATCCAGACACCAAATAATAATACTCTCGTAATTCCTTTCTTAATGTATTTACATCTGCCAAATCTTCTGAATCATCAATCAATGTGTATATTTTATCTGATGTTGGATGAGGATAAAAATTACTTCCAGTGTTGTATAACTGATTCACACTAGATGAAAGTGGTGCAAGAGTTATTTGTATATTTCCAGGATCTATCATCTCTGGAAAAAGATTTCTATTAAAATTTATAGCATAAAAATAATCACCATTCTTTCCATTCTTAAATGGCACTTTTCCTTCTGTTGTATGAAAATACTCCATCAAATAATTTTTGAAAATTATTTTTGATGGATAAACTTTTGTAAATTCATCGGCATAATAACCAGATCCAGATCCATTTATATGACCGTATGTTATATCACAAAGAGTCTCACAATTTTGTTCATTTTCAGGAGAAGACAACATTCTTAAAAAATATCTTGAATCCCCAAACGTAGAAGATGTGTGAAATGTGTTTACTCGTTCTCCTCTAAATTTGAATAAACCATATTTTCTATATTTTTGTTGAACTATTGAATAATCTCTTGGTGATCTAAATTTTTTGAATACTCTTGATTTTAGAGTAAACAAAGGAACTTCTGGAGGAGCAGGTGCAGATTGAGGTGATTCTAATAAAAACGTAACAACATCATTGTTTATTACCGCTCTATATGAATCTTTTGTTGGGAAACCATTATCAACTTGAAACTTAACATATGAACGTACCATTTCAAGAAGATACTTGTTTATTTGAAAACTTAATACATTCATATCAATTTATTAAAGTTGTTGATAAAACAGTTGGAACATTTGCTAAAGTTCTAAATATCTCACCCAATCTATTTCTTTCTTGAATAAGAGCTGCCCTTACTTCATCAGTAATAGTAACACCGATAGGAGATTTTTCTAAATTTTCAGCATCTATTATGAAAGGTAATTTTTGAACGGTTCGTGGTAATGTATCTACTAAATCTTCCAAATTTGAAATTGCCTTATCCAATCTAGTTAAATGTATAGAAGATAATGCACTTGGATTTGTATTTATTGCCTCATAAAATAAAATTGAATCTACTGATCCATTTATATTTATGTTGAAAATTTTTCTAAAAAGATTCAAAGCAATAGTTCTCGCATCCATATCTGGTAAAACGGATGGGTAGTCTCCTAAAAATGATCCAGATAAGGTTGTTATTATTTCGGATTCAGTTATCATATTACCAATTCAATCTTATTTTTATTAAAACATCATTTTCTTTTGTTTTCTTTATTGGTCTGCTCAATTTAGCAACTGCAATCAAATCTCGTTTACTATTATACAAACCAACGGTTGTTATGTAAGTCATTGGGTTATCAATAAAGCAGGCATTTTTTATTTTTCCTTTATTTTCACCTGAATCATAAACATAAGTTGGATTTGTGCTGTAGTTTGCCTCACCGGATGGTATTCTGACAAAATAATGATTTGTTGTTTTGAATTTTACATTTCTAGCACGCATTGGTTTTCCAACAGCCGCGGCACCACTTATTGCAGTAAATAGTTTGAATGAATTATCACCATTGATACCACTTCCACTAACAGAATTAAATGATGCAGAAACATTCAATTTATGTCCGTCTAAAACTATAACGCCCAAATTTGGATATACTTTACCATAAGTTGTTAAATCTTCGTTTGTTTGTATAGTTCCTTCTCCACTGGAATGTATTCCATTAGAAAGTGAACCACTAACAATGTCATAATAATAATTTGGATCATCATTTGCACAAGTATCTTCATTTTCAAAAATTGCAGAATTGTCAATCAGAGAAAGTATTTTATTCGATGAACTAACTTGAACATTACTGCCAGTATGAACACTATTTTCTATACCACTACCACTCAATTCTGCAATGTTTATTTCAAAATTTCCAATATCAAGTTTGTCACTTAAACCATTTCGATAATAGTTTATCACATAAATATCGTCAGGAGTTTTTAATTCTCCGCCATCATAGAATGTAAAATTCTTCTCATGTGGATCAAGTGTCAATAGTCTATATTGTGAGTAAATAGCTTTACTTGGACTATCATCTTTTTCATAACCACTTGATATTGAACCAGAACCTTTGTAATTACCGTATGCAACTGCAAAATAAGCAGTTCTACCACAGTCGTCACAATCAGTTACTTCATAGTAGTATTCTTTTTGTGTAACAGTTTTTGTAGAAGATGTATGATAACAGTCAAGTGATTGTGATAAATTAAATAAACCCTTTATAGATTTTTTACGCATTCCAGGAAGTATGTCAGTTCCATATAAGAAAGGATGATGTAATCTTCCAATTCCAGTTCCTTCAAAACAATCCGGTTTTTGGCGTCTATTATCTGTTAAACTCTGACCTACCGTTAAACGATATGAAGCGGCTTTTGATCCTGGTTCAGGAGCTAAAAATCTTTGGTTCAACTCTTTCCGTGATGCATAAACGGTTGGGTTATCATCCAAAGGATTTTTGAATGATATTTCTGGATAAGTTAGATAATGGGTTAATATCTCAACTTCATCACAACCACAAGGATTATCTAAATCAACTCTCCATGATGATTCAACAGTTTCCACAGGAAGACAATTTTGAT